ACTAATTTTGGACAAATCCACGTTTTTATTTGCTAATCAACTGTAAAGAACTGGATTGTTAATGGATGCAGCAACCGCAGTAGTAACTATATCTTCCGGACTAGCTATAGCGGGTTCCGTAGGCGGAGTAGCTAGATGGTATGTAAAGCAGCACTCAGTAGAGTCTCTTAAAGAGTACTTGGAGGAGCTAAAGCCTAATCATGGCGGCTCACTAAATGACGCTGTAAAGCTGGAGATACTTCCTATCATCAAGAGCGTCAAAGAAGACATCAAAGAGATTAAAGAAGACGTAAAAGAACTTCGCACCCATCAGATAGAGATTGTTAAAGACCTTTCTAGATTAGAAGGCAGGGTTCAATCTCACATCGAGGAACCCCGTAAATAAGGAGAGACAATGTACGAACCTCGTATAGGCGATTACGGAGTAGTAAAGACTAACGGGTTCTTTGGGTTGTTAATCCGCATTGGCACCACCAGCCGTTGGAACCACGCCATAGTCTACGTAGGTGACGGCAGGGCCGTTAGTGCTGATCCTACAGGCGTAAAGCTTGTAAACATTGCCGACTATAAAGACATTGCTTGGAACAGACACGAGCAGCTGACTGATGAGCAACGCGAGCACATTGCAAAGAATGCTCTGTCCTTTGTTGGCCGTCCTTATGACTTCTTTACTATCGCCCTTCTTGCGCTAAGAATCTTGGGTCTTAAGTTAAACCTACCTTTGTTTACTTACCTGGCCAAGAAAGATGGCTTTATCTGCTCAGAGCTTGTTGCTGAGGCCTATGACAAAGCAGGGGTTGCTCTACTGAATAAGCCCGACTATCTGATTGTCCCAGGAGATCTAGCAGAGAGGTTGATCTACCAGTGACAGACGCCCACAAGCAGATGATGAATCTACATCTGGCTGTTTCTATTCCAGAGCATGAGCCGCGCGAGAGTGACCCTCACTACCACCTGTTTAATCAGGCTAAGGCCAAGATCAAAAAGGCCGGCTTGTGGAAGTGCGCTATAAACGATGACCTCTGCTCTGGTGAGCCGGAGCTACATCACAGCCATATTGAGTTCTCTCAAGTAAACAATATGGACCCGCATAAGGTTGAACAGGCCTTTGGTACCCACTTTGCTACAGACGAAGAGTTCCAAGAGTGGATCGAGAGCCCAGGAAACCTGGAGGTCTTGTGCATGGCGCATCATAGAACTCGCTACGGTATCCACGAGATTCCTGCCCCTTTATGGGAAACATTTAGATACCGCAGAGCTAACACAGATGCTGCGGCAGAGGTTATAAAGGAGGACAGCAAGTGACTGCAGGCGTTGATATTGTTAACATTGCTCGTACTCAAATAGGTTTTGTAGAAGGCGCTAACAACGAGAACCCATATGGAACTTGGTATGGAGTACCTAACCAGTCTTACTGCGCTATGGGTATTAGCTGGTGTTTTGCACAGGCTAATGCGTCCCACCTAGTCGCGGCTCAGACACCTAAAGGATTTTCTTACTGTCCAGACGGGCTGACCTGGTTCCAAAAGAATAAGCAAGTAGTAGACAAGTACTCTGCACTTCCTGGAGACCTTGTGTTCTTTTCTTGGTCTGGGAATGGGGTAGCAGATCACGTAGAGATCGTAGAGGCCGCTTCTAAAGACGGTCTAACCACTATTGGGTTCAATACTGGTCCTGAATCCTACACTGGCAATCAGGCTAACGGAGATGGCTGCTATCGCCGTCATCGCCCATACCTTTATGTGCTAGCTATTGTGCGACCAGCCTACACAGCAAGCTCAACCCCAGCTAAATCAAATGGAACTAGCAAACCTTTAGCAATAGGTGTTGCTGGTGCTACCGCTCTTACTGGTGGAGGAGCGGCTGCAATCCATAGTGCGACAACCAACACCCCAGCACCTATCCCTACAACTAAGCCGACTGTCATAGTCGCGCCACCATTCCCAGGATCATCGGTGTTTAAGGTGGGGGCTAAGGGTAACGTTGAGTTAGTAGTTGCTAAGGCACTAGCAAACGCTGGGCTTATGCCTGCCAACCTAGTTACAAATGTACTAACCGAAGAAGAGATTGCTCTTATACCTGTTTATCAAGGAATGTACCCAGGACTTAAGGCGTCTAAGGGTAAAGGTGTTGATCTAGCAACGTACACATCTATGGTAGCAAAGGCTAACGAATGAAAACTTTTCAGAAGATGTCTGATTGGGCCTCTGTAGCCTTTGGTTCACCGTGGTTTCTTATCTTCCACCTTATCTTTTGGTCTATCTGGATGACCTTTGCTGTCTTTGATCCATACCCATTTAACCTACTGACCCTAACTGTTTCCCTGGAGTCCATCCTGCTTTCGGGCCTATTACTGAACGCGACTAACCGTTCTGGGGACGAAGACAGGCGTATTATTACTAAAGACCTTAAATTAGACCAGGAGACCCATAACCATATTGAGGAGCTCCGTAGGCATATGAGAGAAGTATTGGAGCATCTTCGTGGGGATCAAGCTTAACTTCAGCAGCCCGGTCCATGTGGCTTTTGGCGGAACAGCCGCCCTAGGCACCTGGGCGGCTACAGGATATTCTACTGAACCAAAACACCTTGTAGCCGTTGCATTGGCGGGCTTTGGTGGTGTAGCATCGCATACTGAGAGCTCAGCTAAACCAAACGTTCAGGCAGACTCTCATATCATAACGCCATACGCGAATAACATAGAGGAGTAATAATGAACGCAAAGACAAAGGCGCTCTTCGAGCACTACGTCATCTCAACAGTCGTTGCTGGAGTAGCCATCTGGCAGGGCGGCAATCATCACCTAAAGCAGGTTGCATGGGCAGCTGTAGTCGGTGTTTTTGGTCCTGTACTTAAGGGTGCTTACGAGCACTTCAATACGCCAGCAACACCAGCAAAGTAAGCTTTTAAGCATTAAGGGCGCTCTACGGGGCGCCCTTTTTGCTATACTACTGTAGATCTTAGGAGGATTACATGGCAATCAAATGCGATAACTGCAGTAACTCAGCTTCATACACAACGGCTGATCCTGGAGTAAACCCGGTTCACTACTGCACATCTTGCCTACCTGCCTGGTTGTATGACCGCGCTAACTCGGGGCACTTCCCTCTTATGGAAACTATTGCAGAACCTACTGTAGAAACTCCTGTAGAAGACAAGCCAAAGAAGAAAGCCGCACCAAAGAGCTCTGACGTTCAGGAGTAGTCATGGGAATTGACTACGAGGTTTTTGGCGCTTACACGCCTAGAAGCCGTGAGGTTGACTACGAGTTAGACTTAGTTGCGCCTCATTTAATAACACGAATTGATGCTCCACAGGCGCACCCAGTACCAGATAAAGTTACTCATGCTTACGGGCCGTTCTCACCAGAACTACTAAGAGAACCTGAGATAGTTATTGCTACCCCAGCCTTTAACGAGGACGGCTCTGACTTCCCACTAGGAGCCACCTCACAAAATAACTTTAAGCCGCCTAGATACCTGAGGTGCGGAGCGTGTATGGTTCGTGTACTAGAGACAGAGACCGCCGATCATGTATGTGAGGAATAATGGGTAGAAAAGCAGCGCCGTTAAATCCGGATGACTTCTTTAAGACCCAGCGGTCTAATGAATCTGTAAAAGAGTACCTATCAAAGCCTGAAGAGGTAGATGTTGATATTGACATCGCCATCCCTAATGATGTGACCAACGTCGGGTTTGAGACCACTACGGCACCTACACAGAAGCCATCTAGACCACGAGCGCTAACCATTGCGTATAACCCAAACACCAAGACTGTGTACATAGTGTTTAGAACTAATCACTGGCATCAATATAACGATGTCTCTACTGAGATCTGGCTTGGATTAAAGAACAGCGCATCTACTAATGACTATCTACCCACTTTAGAGTCGGCTTGCTCTTCTCACGAACCTGCTCAGTTAAGGACGCTATCAGCGGGCACTGTGGCTAGACTAAGCGACTCATCTGCACGAGCCTCATCTATTCAGCGGGGAGACCTGCGTAACTGGGGAGCTTTTGACTTTTTCAAGGAGAACTAAATGAAATCATACGGACCACTATACGGCGGAAAGCTAAAGTACTGGCATAGACATCTACTACCGGTTATTGAGGTAGGAACAACTCAGGAGACTGACCGCCCTTACAGACTAGGTAAGTGCTTAGTATTCCGCTTCCCATTTACTCACCCAGGGTTTTATCTGGGGGTATGGTTTAAGAAGCCAAACATCGACCTAGATGACGAAGACTCTATTGACGCGCTACTATTCAGGACTATGCGAGGCCGAAACGCTTGGAGGCCTCAGGACGGACTATTTGATGAAACTTTTTTCTCGGAATAAGGTCTGGGACAAGCCATTCTCTGAGAAAGTATCTAAGAGAGTAACAAGACTACAAACTGCTGAGATTGAGGGTTGGTTAGACCAATCCATATATGAGGTAGGCCGTTGCCTCTCTATGTACCAGCGCAGTAGGGATGACATCTACTTAGATGAGGCTTTAAAGGGCGCAGAGGCTCTTCACGCTATGGTGGATCAACTTAGAAAGCGTACGCCACGCCGCTAAACTCATTTGTCGACAAATAGACATTTATGCTATTATTGTCTACGCCTCTCTTCCTCTCCCCGTAGATGGCGCAAAGAGCCTGGGTTTAACGACTTAGGCTCTTTGTTTTAAAATAAACTAAAGGTTTATATGGACCAACTAATTGATGATGAAGACGACGAGTTCTACCCCGATGAAATAGAGGGCGATGAGCCCGAGATAGAAGACGAAGAGGTTGAGCTTGATGAGCTCTCCCGTGCTTTTGTCAACAAGCTTGTTGACCGCTGCATTCAATTCCAGACTGCCCTTGTAGGTCATGAGCTTCACCCTTATCAAATGCCGCTTGCCCGCCGCATTATTGAGTCCGTCATTATTAATGACAGCGAAGAAATCACAGCTTTAGCAGCTCGTCAGAGTGGTAAGTCAGAGACTATTGCTAATACTGTGGCTACCCTAATGGTCTTACTCCCACGCCTAGCAAAGATGTACCCAGACCTCCTTGGTAAGTTTAAAGACGGCATTATGATCGGTATGTTTGCACCTGTTGAGGGACAGGTTGAAACTCTATTTGGACGTACAGTAAACCGCCTTACCTCTGAGCGAGCTTTAGAGATCCTAGGTGATCCTGAGATTGATGACAGCGTAGGCCGTGTGGCAGGTGTTACCCGCCAGATTAAGCTAAAGAACTCTGGCTCATCTCTAATGATGATGACCGCTAACCCACGTGCAAAGATTGAATCTAAGTCCTTCCATCTTATTGTTATTGATGAGTGCCAAGAAGCTGATGACTTTGTAGTATCTAAGTCAATTGCTCCTATGCTTGCGTACTACGCGGGAACTATGGTTAAAACTGGCACCCCAAATACCCACAAGAACAACTTCTACAACAGCATCATGCTTAACAAGCGTAGGCAGACCAGCAGAACCAAACGCCAAAACCATTTTGAATGGACTTGGCGAGATGTGGTTAAGGTCAACGCTAACTATGAGAAGCACATTAAGCGTGAGAAGCTGCGCATTGGCGAAGACTCAGATGAGTTTCAAATGTCGTACAACTGCAAGTGGCTTCTTGAGCGCGGTATGTTCGTTACCTCAACCACCATGGATAAGCTTGGCGACACCTCTATGGAAATTCAACGCGCCTGGCATAGAACTCCAGTAGTTGTTGGTATTGATCCAGCCCGTAAGATTGACTCTACAGTAGTAACTGTTGTCTGGGTTGACTGGGATCGCCCAGATGAGTTTGGCTATTTTGACCATAGAGTGCTTAATTGGTTAGAGCTGCAAGGGGATGACTGGGAGGACCAATACTTCCAGATAGTAAAGTTCTTAGAGAACTACAACGTTATGTATGTTGGCGTAGATGCTAATGGTGTTGGTGACGCGGTTGCCCAGCGCCTAAAGCTTCTGCTTCCTAGGGCAGAGGTATTTGCCGTAGGTAGTAGCCAGCCTGAGCAATCTAAACGCTGGAAGCACTTAAAAGCGCTTATGGACCGCGAGCTCATTAGTTGGCCTGCCCACGCTAAGACAAGAAAGCTTCGTAGTTACCGCCGATTTCGTCAGCAGTTAGAGGATCTAGAGACCAAGTTTACTGGTCCTAACTTCCTAGCTAAAGCGCCAGACGAAGCCCACGCGCACGATGACTACGCAGACTCGTTGGCTATCGCCTGTTCTTTAACCATCGAAATGACGATGCCACAGATTGAAGTTTCATCCAGTCCGTTTTTTAGATAAGACTTTAGGCTGACTGTAGCTACTTTCTGTAGCACACTTTTACTGAGGTCCTCAACCTAATATAGGAGTAAATAATGGCAATTGCACCAGATCCAAAGTTCCCAGAACGTCCTGGCACTGTCTACGACCGCAAAGTCTCACCAGCAACCCCTGGTCAGCGCGGCCCACTTCGTTTTGAAGAAGGCATTGCAACAGATACAGACGTCCCACAGGAATTCACAAAGGGCGCTATGCAGGGATACGTTCCTGCAGCAGGTCGTCCAAACCGTAATCAGAATGTATTTGAGAAGCTTCCAGAAGAGACAATGCGTGAGCGCGCTCACGTTGGTTCTGCTGCATGGGTAGAAGCTCCAGATCATCTTAAGGAATTTGCTGCTGGTGGTTTTGCAGACCACGGTGACAACCGCATTGAGGAAGCATTCCGCAGCGGTGGTCCACAGAAGGCTGGCAATCCTGCAGTCGTCCACGACTAAGAAATAAGTAAGTCATCCCTGCCTCACTAACGGGGCAGGGCTGGTTACTATCTAAGGATGATTAATGGCGTTAATTACAGGTAAAGAAGTAAAAAAGGGTCCTAAGCAGATCCCTGCAAATCAAAAGCTTTGGAACATGCTTACTACTCAAGCGCGCTCTAAGTTCCGCACATACCCTTCTCCTGCAGCTGCCCACTGGGTTCACTCCCGCTACGTTCAACTGGGTGGCAAGTTTGTAACGTCTGAGAAAGACGTAGATCCACGCTTCCGCGATTACGCTAAAGAAGCGCAGGATAAAAAAGAAAAAGAACAAAAGAAGGTAGTAACTAAGCCGGTAGGCCAGAACCTCATTAGAGGCGAACGTTTCCGCTGAGTGTCGTTTTGTACATAAGTCGACATTTATGTTAGTATTGTCTAAAGTTGAAAGAGGTGAGCAGTGAGCGGTATGGATTTCTCTCCACCGAGTTATCGTGCAGCCTCCTCTGATTTAACCATCTCCATCTCTCCGCTTGGGTTAGTAGAACTAGCGGATGAAGAGTTTGAAGTACACGGCCCACGCCTAAATCGCTACTCACTTAACTGGGCTATGTATCTTGGTCACCACTGGTCTTATCGCCGTCAGACAGGTGAGACACAGATGGTTCTTAACTACTATCGCGCATTCAGCGACTTCATCATTAACTTTACCTTTGGTAAGGGTGTTAATTTCCGCAGCCCTAAAGAGACCGAAGCAATCGTTCCAGACCTACTAGAGCGCGTCTGGGAAGTAGATAACAACAAGGCCACAGTCCTTTGGGAAATTGGTCAGCAAGGTACGGTGTCAGGTGACTGCTTTATTAAAGTGGCTTATGAAGAGCCTTATGTGGATCCTGCTGGCCGTAAGCACCCTGGTCGTGTACGAATTTTGCCTCTTAACTCTAGTTTCGCTTTCCCCGAGTTCCATCCACACGACCGCGAACGCCTTGTCCGTTTTAAGCTTAAGTACCGTTTTTGGGGTACTAGCTTGGAAGGTACGCGCCAAGTATTCACGTACACAGAAATCCTCACAGATGACATCATCGAGGAATATATCAATGACGAACTCATTGACTCGCGCCCTAACCCGCTTGGCACAATTCCAGTTATTCATATCCCGAATGTTCGTATTAGTGGTAGTCCTTGGGGCCTTTCTGATTGCAATGACATTATCAATATTAATCGTGCTTACAATGAAACTGCTACTGATATTGCAGACATTGTTAATTATCACGCTGCGCCGGTTACGGTCATTATTGGCGCCAAAGCTTCTCAGCTTGAGAAAGGCGCTAACAAAGTATGGGGAGGCCTTCCAAAGGACGCACGAGTAGAAAACTTAGAAGGTGGCGCACAGGGTCTAAAGGGCGCTATGGACTTCCTAGCAATGATGAAGAAGTCTATGCACGAAATGATTGGTGTTCCTGAGACCGCTCTTGGTCAAGCTCAGCCTATCTCTAACACCTCTGGCGTTGCTCTTTCTATTCAGTTTCAGCCATTGATGAACCGTTATCACCAGAAGATCGTCCAGTATGCACACGGTCTTGAGCGCGTAAATGAGCTTATCCTTCTTAACCTTGCCCTTAAAGAGCCAGAGACCTTTACTTGGGATCCTAACTCAAGCACTGTTCCGCTAAAGCAGGGTCAGGTCGCCAAGCTAGATGTAAATGACCCTATTACTTTCCGATCCTACGTGCACTTCCCACAACCATTGCCTCTTGACAAGCTAATTGCTATCAATGAAGTTCAGTCAATGCTATCTCTTGGTCTTGAGTCTAAGGAAGGCGCATTGCGCATCCTGGGCGAAGAGTTCCCTATTGAGAAGCTTTCAGAGATCCGTCAAGAGCTTCAAGACGAGGCTATGGCAGATGGAGCACTCAAGCTTATCCAGACACAGATTGAGCAGGACATCATGGCCCTTACAGGGTCAATGCCAGCACAAACAGGCCCTGGTGGTTCCTCTGCACCGGGCGCTCCAAGCGCAGAAGCACCTGCGGCCCCAACAGAGCCAGTATTACTAGATGATGCAACTATCGCCGCCCAAATGGGTGATGAGAAGGTACGCACTCGGCTAGTAACGGAAGCCTACGGTACTCAATTGCCACAGCGCAGAGTCCCAGACGGTTACCAAAAATAAAGTGATTTATACAGACAATTAAGACATCTATTGTCAAAATAAATACTGTAATACCACGTTAGGTCATTTGTGCCCCCACATCGGAGAACGACCCCTAGGATAAAAGGATAAACGCATGTCAGAAACTGCAGAACAAATGGCTACTGCTTTTGAAGCAGAAGCAAATACCGCTCCAGTAGTAAATGTGTCGGGCGTTGACGCGCCTACTGTTACCTCTGGAAAGACCGAACCTACTCAGAAGTTTTATACCGAAGAGGATCTTGCAAAGGTTCGTTCACAAGAAAAAGAGAAGCTTTACCCAGAGATCGATCGATTGAAGGAAGAAGTTTCACTTCTCAAGAAGGAGCGGGAAGAAAAAGCAGCTCGCAAAGCAGCAGAGGCGGAAGCCAAAGCAGCTGAAGAAAAGGCTAAGCTTGAAGAGAACTTGGACGCCAAGGACTTTGCAAAAGCTACAGCTGATGAGTTGCGAGAGCAGTTGGCACGTGAGCGTCAAGAACGCGAAGCGGCCTTCGCTCTTCTGGAGCAGGAAAGAAAGTTTGCAGAACTGCAAGCATACCGTCAACAAGCTGTTGAACAGAACCGCGACAATATCATCCCTCAACTCATTGATTACGTCCAGGGCAATACCTTGGAAGAGATCAACGAGAGCATTGCAGGATTGGTTGAGCGATCTAACAGTATTCTCGAATCTGCACAGTCTGCTATTCAGCAGCAGCGCAGAGATATGCCGGGCGTAAGGGCGACCTTGCCAGGCGTTGGACCACTGGAAACTAATTCGGAACCACGTCAGTTTACTGCCGCAGATATTGCGTCAATGCCGATGAATGAATACGCAAAAGTCCGCACTCAGATCTTGAGCAACCGTGCTCTTGGTAAGACCAGCGGAATATTGGGCTAACACTTAATCTATTAAAAACTACTATCAAGGAGTCAAAGCCAAATGGCATCAGGTATCACAGGTACAGGCAATCTTGCCGCAGCCCCTACAGCGTACTCAGGTACCAACACCCAGCTCACTCAGGCGATTCAGACTATCTGGTCCAAGGAAATCTTGTTCCAGGCTATGCCTATCCTTCGCTTCGAGCAGTTTGCAGTCAAGAAGACTGAACTCGGTGTTGCACCTGGTCTACAGATCAACTTCATGCGTTACAACAACCTCGGATTCGCTTCACCTCTTGTTGAAGGTGTCCGTATGCAGACTAACGCTCTCACAGCACAGCAGTTCTCAATCACTGTAACTGAGCATGGTTATGCTCTTGCAGTATCTGAGCTCTTGCTCAACGCTTCATTCGATGACGTAATGGCTTCAGCCTCACGTCTTCTCGGTCGTAACATGGCTATCTACCTAGATCAGCTCTCACGCGACACACTCTACGCAGCTTCTTCAACCCTTTACGGTGAAGATCGCTCATCAGTCTCATCAGCTGTTAACAACTGGTACGGTTATGGAACCTTTGCTGCAAATCGCGCAGCAATGACAGGTGCTGCTTACCTCACACCACACGTTATCAAGGACACAGTTGAGACCTTGGCAACAAAGAACATCCCACGGTTGGGCGAGACCTATGTCTGCTTCGTTCACCCACACCAGAGCCGTACTCTTCGTGACAACCCTGAGTTCATCGAAGTCACTAAGTACGCAGCTCCAGGTAACTTCATGCTCGGTGAAATCGGTCGTCTCTACGACGTAGTATTCATCGAAACCACCCAGGTCCTTAAGGTTGTTGGTGGCGCAGGTTCTTCATACACAACTGATACAGCTGTTGCTAATCCAGTAGTTGTACCTGGTGGAGGCTACACAACCCCTGCTACCCTCACAGGTAACGGTGCTTCAGATCGCTATGCAGCTATCATGATCGGTGATAACGCATTCGGTCACGCTATCTCACTCCCAGTCGAACTCCGCGATGGCGGTATTCTTGACTTCGGTCGTGAGCACGCGCTTGCTTGGTACTCAATCTTCGGTTTGGGATTGATTACTGATCAGAGCGTAGTAATTGTGGAGACTAACTAGCCTAAACAGTGGTAAGATTCTCCTAGTAGGTAACTAGCCTGCTAGGAGGTCTTACAGTTATGGCAGTACAGCACGTAAAAACAGAGTGCCCGCAAGGGCACTCTTATACAGAACAAAATTCATACATAGATAAAAACGGATACCGCCACTGCAGAGGTTGTCGTAAAGAAACGATGAGAAACCGCAGAAAAGGTAATCTTAGAGTTGGTCGAGGAGTCAATAACTCCTCTAAAACTGAGTGCCCCAAAGGCCACCCCTATGATGAAGAAAATACAATTACATATGTAAAGCCTAATGGTAAATCAAGAAGATGTTGCAGAGAGTGCGCCAGAGTTAATATGGTTACCCAAAACGTGAAGCGTTATGGCATAACTAAACAGGACTTTGAATCATTAATAGAAGCACAGGACTCTAGATGCGCCATATGCAAGGGTAAGTTCTGGGATGAGGTCTCCTCGCCCCACATTGACCACGACCACACATGCTGTAATAAGCAGATGAGTTCTTGCGGTAAATGTATAAGAGGGCTACTTTGCAGAGGCTGTAATCAACTCCTTGGCGTTGCTAAGGATGATATCGGGACCCTAAAGGCCGCGATAAAGTATTTACAGTCAGGAAATCTGACTTTTTCATTGAGATACTAATTAGGAGAATATAATGGCTAAATCAAAGCCCACTGATGTAACCGGTCGTGTACGTGAGCAGCTTGCAGAACAAGCAGCCGCTGATATGAACGACCGCGCAGCTGAAATGTCTATGGCAACAGCTCAAGCCCAGGTTAAACTAGAGACCGAAGTTATTGACGCTACTAAGCCTTCCCGTCAAACCGTTATTGTTGATGACCCTGTGACTATTGGAAGCACAGACGATTCATCTGTTGAGATTCGTGTTGTTCAAGACCTCGAGAACATGACTCTAGGTAAGGGTAATAACTACAGCTTCAAGGCTGGAGTTAAGTACAAGGTTACAAAGCAAGTAGCGCAGCACCTTAAGGAAAAAGGTTATCTGGCCGGCGTTATCTAAGGCATACTTAGCGAAGTGGGCGCCTCTTTTTTGAGGCGCTCTTTTCGTATGTAGAGATTTTTTATCGGTTCTACGACATCATTGGTTATAACGAGTGTAGGGAGTTTTGGTGGCTTTATTATCTGACATACTCTCTAGGGTCCGTTTAGACCTCGGAGATATTCAAAAGAACTTCACCTTCACAGCCACAGGCGATGGCGTAACAACAATCTTTTCTACTGGCATTAAGCCTATTGAGATTGTAAACCTTACGGTTACTGAGAATGGTAACCCTATTGGCTACCCATACGGGTACACAGTTGAGCAAGATACGGGCATTATCACCTTTGCCAACGCCCCTGCAGCAAACGCCACCATCCTTATTCAAGGCGTTCAAGATCGCTACTTCTTAGACTCAGAGCTCTGCGTCTTTATTAATGACGCTGTAACAGAGCACACATACAACCGCGTTGATGCCTACGGTACTCAAGTTACCCTTGCTAGCATCTCCCCAGTTGAGACTTACCCAATCGCTATCTTGGCAACCATTGAGGCGCTCTGGGCACTTGCTACAGACGCAGCCTTTGATATCAACATCACCGCCCCTGATGGAGTTATGATCCCAAGAGCTCAGCGTTATCAACAGCTCTCAACTATTATCCAGCAGCGTTGGGAACAATATAAAGCCCTATGCTCACAACTCAATGTTGGCCTATGGAAGATTGAGATGGGCACGCTCATCCGCACATCTCGTACGACTAACAAGTACGTTCCAATCTACATCGGTCAAGAGGTAGATGACGCCCGTAAACCTGAGCGCGTCTACATTACTAACAACCTTACTGGCCGCAGCCCTATGCCAACCAACGCACAGAACTACGATATTATTCTTTACCAGGGCAATAACTTTTCTGTTGAGTTTGACTTTCCATTTGACGCCTCGCTTTATGCTTGGGCTGCTCAGATCAGAACCTACCCTAACTCCCCATCTTTATACGCAAACTTTGGTATAACAGTAACCTCTCATTCGTCAACGCTTAGCAAGGTAGTCCTTACATTACAACCTAAGGACACAGAGTATCTGCCAACTCGCGCTTTCTGGGATCTAACAGCTACATTAAAGACAGACGATACTCAGGTTACAACTTACGTCAAAGGACAAGTATTTACGACTCAGGCTGTAAGCCTTGACGTCGGCACCTACGGAAGTTGGTAGGACTTGAATACTTGTAATACTTGCGGTAACTGGCCGTGTACTTGCCCAATTATAGTGGTGCCTCAACCACCAGTAGCTATTACAGTTGTTCCACAAAATCCTGGTCAAGGCGTACAAGGTATTCAAGGTATTCAAGGACCCGCTGGTTCTGGTAGCGGTGGTTCACAGGGAACAGGTGCGCAAGGCGTACAAGGTATTCAAGGCGTACAGGGCGCTTATGGTTTACAAGGACACGTTGGGCAGATCGGTGTTCAAGGTTTTACAGGTGCACAAGGCCCTCTTGGTGTTCAAGGATCTTCTGGTTACATTGGTGCAGATGGTCATCAAGGTACACAAGGCGTTCAAGGTCTTGCTGGTCAGTTTGCTGGTCAAGGTGTGCAAGGTCTACAGGGACAAACTGGTTTACAGGGAGCAACTGGTCTACAAGGTAGCGTAGGCTTACAAGGCTCAGTTGGTTTACAAGGAACAATTGGCGCTCAAGGTACACAGGGCGTACAAGGTAATTATGGTAATCAAGGAACTACTGGTTCTCAAGGTTCTATTGGCGCACAAGGTGTTCAAGGTTTGCAAGGCCCTCAAGGAGTTCAAGGACTTCAAGGTATACAAGGTGTTCAAGGACACTACGGTAATCAAGGTACGACTGGTGCGCAGGGTATTCAAGGCACTCAGGGTTTGCAAGGAGTGCAGGGCTCTGTTGGCGCACAAGGCGCTCAGGGTATTCAAGGGCTTCAAGGTCTTATTGGTCTACAAGGCGTAAATGGTATTCAAGGATTTATTGGCTTTCAAGGATCAACTGGCTCTCAAGGTCTACAAGGACTTATAGGTCTTCAGGGCTTTAGTGGTATTCAAGGCCTTACCGGTTTTCAAGGTGCAACTGGCGCTGGTGCGCAAGGTACAACTGGTACTCAAGGTGTTCAGGGTATCCAAGGATTTGGTTATGCCCAGCTACAAGGTGTCCAAGGAACTACTGGTAGTCAGGGAATTATCTCTGGATCTTCGGCTCCTGCCAACACTGGAGTCCTATGGTTAGACACCTCTGTAGGCGGAATTGTTGGTACCCAAAAGGTTACCTTCTTAATCGGTGATGGAACCAACACTACTTACACAGTCACACACAATTTGGGCACTAGAGATATTGAAGTTACTGTCTACGATCAGACCACCTACGCGGTAATTATCCCGTCATCTTTGGTCTACTCAACCATAAATACCGCAACACTAACTTTTGCCTCCCCACCCGCCTTAAATAACTACAAAGTAGTGGTCCTGGGATAATGATGACGGAATTTAACCCCACAGAAATAGATTTAAGACTTAACATTAATGCTGTAGCCAACCTAGGAGAGCCATGTCCCAATTAAAGTATTATGACACCGGATCCGGTCAATGGATTGCGGCCATTGTTGGCGCACAAGGCGCTCAAGGAACAACTGGTATTCAAGGCACCCAAGGCGTACAAGGTACGCAGGGTATTCAAGGAACGCAGGGCGTGCAGGGTACAACTGGTATCCAGGGTACGCAGGGTACACAAGGTATTCAGGGAGTTCAGGGAACTCAAGGCTTACAGGGAACACAAGGTACTCAGGGTGTACAAGGTACACAGGGTATTCAAGGAATTCAGGGACCACAGGGTACACAAGGAACACAAGGTGTTCAGGGTACGCAGGGTATTCAAGGCATTCAAGGTGTGCAAGGCACACAAGGTACGCAAGGCACACAAGGCGTACAGGGAACACAAGGCATTCAAGGTGTCCAAGGTAATCAAGGTACTCAAGGAATCCAAGGCGTTCAGGGAACGCAAGGTATCCAAGGAACTATTGGTCAGACTGGTTCGCAGGGTACACAGGGAATTCAAGGACTTCAGGGAGTTCAAGGTACACAAGGTGTACAAGGTACAACTGGCCTACAAGGAACTCAAGGCACGCAGGGTGTTCAAGGAACACAAGGTGTGCAGGGTACAACTGGTATTCAAGGTACGCAGGGAACACAAGGAGTTCAAGGAACTCAGGGTGTTCAAGGCACAACCGGTATTCAGGGAACACAAGGCACACAAGGAGTTCAGGGAACTCAAGGTGTGCAGGGCACACAGGGAATTCAAGGAATTCAAGGTATCCAAGGCCTACAGGGTCTACAGGGTGCTGCTGGCTCACAGAACGCACACGCATCTGTTTACACTACAACAACAACCGCACTTGCTGGTTCACCTTCATACACTGCAGGAACAGCAGATGCCTCTAACGGTCTTGGTGTAGGCGCTTACCTTCAAGCAACAACTAACGGTTATTTGGTAGTTGACGGTTACACATACTCTGGACCACTACCAGCAGATACTCGCATACTTGTTAAGAACCAGGCCGATGCTCGTCAAAACGGTATCTATACAGTTACAAGTGCAGGCTCTGCATCTACTACCTGGAAACTTACTCGCGCGACTGACTATGACAACCATCTTGCAGATCAGGTAGAGCCTGGCGACTATTTATACACAGTTGCTGGTTCAACTAACGTTGGTACCTCATGGATCCAATATGATCTTGGCTCTAACACTAACGGCACCATTAAAATCGGTACCGATAACATCAACTTCTCTCAGACCTCTGCTGTTGGTAACCAGGGTACAACTGGTGCCCAAGGTACTCAGGGTGTTCAGGGAACACAGGGTCTACAGGGCACACAGGGTATTCAGGGCACCCAAGGCATCCAGGGTATTCAAGGAGTACAAGGACCTCAGGGAACCCAAGGAGTTCAAGGAACTCAGGGAACCCAGGGACTACAGGGTATCCAGGGACCACAAGGAACTCAGGGTACGCAGGGCGTACAGGGAACCACTGGTATCCAAGGAACTCAAGGCACCCAGGGAGTACAAGGTACTCAGGGAACGCAAGGAATTCAGGGTACTCAAGGTATCCAAGGAATCCAGGGACGTTCTTACACTGGCGTAACCTCAACTACCTCTAACACAATTGGTACTGGTTCACTAACCTTTGCCGTAGCAAACTCTGGCGCATTTGCGCTCGGTCAGTTTGTAACAGTTGCGTACACAGTAACGCCTGCTAACTATGTATCTGGTCAGATCACATCGATCACAACAGATACCAGCATTACTATCAATGCAACAAGCACTGGCGGTTCTGGAACATTCTCACAGTGGACAATCTCTACTGCTGGTGTTCAGGGTACAACTGGTTCACAGGGAACCCAAGGCACTCAGGGAATCCAGGGTATTCAGGGCCTACAAGGACCTCAAGGAACTCAAGGAGTTCAGGGTACACAAGGAACGCAGGGTACTCAGGGAGTTCAAGGAACTCAGGGTATTCAGGGAACCCAAGGTAACCAAGGAACCACCGGTACACAGGGTACGCAGGGAACTCAAGGCCTACAAGGTCTTCAGGGAACTCAGGGAACAACTGGTACCCAGGGTCTAACAGGTACCCAAGGTACACAGGGTATCCAAGGTCTCCAGGGACAATCTATCCAGGGTGTACAGGGTACGCAGGGTATTCAGGGTGGCGTAACAAACGCTCCAGTATTTACTACAACTGAATTCACCGCTACATCTGGTCAGACAACCTTCAGCGTTACATATAACCCAGGTTATATCAACGTCTTCCTCAATGGTGTCCGCCTAAGCTCAGCAGACTACACAGCAACTAACGGAACATCTGTTGTTCTGGCGGTTGGGGCAGTAGCCGGGGATATCGTTGTTGTTCAGAACATCACTCTCGGTCTTGGTGCTCAAGGTGTCCAAGGTCTACAGGGTGTGCAGGGCACACAAGGTCTACAGGGACTACAAGGTCTCCAAGGTCTACAGGGTCAGATCGGTGTACAGGGCCTTGCTGTAGGAAATACTGCTCCGGCAAACCAGGGCGTACTATGGCTTGATACCTCAGTAACTGGCGTAGTCGGTCTCTCCTCTGCAAACTTCACTGCTAAGGGTGACACAATTGCGGGAACTGGCTCAGGAACCTTTGCTACTCTCCCAGTTGGTGCTAATAACACTATCCTCACAGCCGACTCAACACAAACAACAGGTGTTAAGTGGACAACAAACCTATCAGGTTTAAGCCTACAATCACCAAACACCTACAACTCAGTAATTGTAGCGCCTTCAATTTCCTATAACATCAATGCTCAAACTGGTGCTTACACAACTGTTCTAGCGGATGCTGCGGCAATTATTACTGCAAGCTCTGGCTCAGCGTTTACGGTCTCGATCCCAACTAACGCATCAGTGGCCTATCCAGTAGGATCTTCAATCACGATTATACAAACTGGCGCAGGACAGGTTACAATTGCTGCTGTGACATCAGGTACAACAACGCTTAACTCAACGGGTGCTACCTCAGCTACTCCTAAGTTAAGAGCGCAGAACTCATCAGCCACCTGTATCAAGGTTGCTACAGATGTCTGGCAAGTAGTAGGAGATATCGTCTAATGCCAATTATCTTTGGAACAACGGCTTCGGGTGGAGACAAGTACTTCACCCCACAGCCACCTACTATTGGTACCGCTACTAACGTAGGCACATCTCGCGCCTACAACAATGGCGCGGCTACTGTTACATTTACTCCTTCAACATCTGGTGGTACAGCTACTAGCTTTACCGCTACATCTACACCTGGATCATTTACAGGCTCAGCCTCTTCTAGCCCAGTCACAGTAGCGGGTCTACAGAGCGCTACCTCTTATACATTTGCAGTTACTGCAACAGACGCTGAGGGCACATCTTCTGCCTCCTCTGCCTCTAACTCAATCACGGCTACAACAATTCCTGATGTTCCAGGAACCCCAACTGCATCGGTAACTAACTCAACAACTGTATCTTTGGCATTTACTGCGGGTAATACTGGTGGGTCAACAATCACTTCTTACACAGTTACTAGCAGTCCTTCAATTTCTCTCTCTGTATCTGGAACATCAAGCCCTTTGACAATTACAGGAACATTTGTACAAGGCACCGCATATACATTTACTATTGCTGCTGTAAATGCTAACGGGACTTCAACTACTTCTTCAGCATCTAATTCTATTACACCTTACCCTCTTCCTTCAGTATCTGGTGGAACACTGACATCAGATGCTACTTACTATTATAGAACGTTTACTGGTAATGGGACTCTTACAGTTTCTGGCGGAAGTATTACCTCAGATGTGTTAGTAGTTGCTGGCGGCGGCGGCGGCGGTGGTACCTGTAACACTAGAGGTGGCGGTGGCGGTGGCGCTGGTGGCGTACTTTATAATGCCTCACAGACTCTTTCACCAAGTTCTTACACTGTTACTGTTGGTTCAGGAGCAAGTGGAGGAACTCCTTCTTACTATTCTTGTTATAGTTGTGGAACAAGTACACACCCAGTACACGGTGCACAGGGATGTGGTTCAAGTTTAGGTTCTTATGTTGCTACTGGCGGCGGCTACGGAGGTAGCGGAGATTACCGTGGCGGCGGAGTTCAAAATGCTGGTCCAGGAGGCTCAGGCGGTGGCGGTGGCGGCTATCAAAATGGAACTGCACAAGGTGCGGGCGCAGGAACCTCTGGTCAAGGAAATAACGGCGGATATGCCACCGCTTGTGGTAAGCCTGGAGGCGGTGGTGGTGGCGCAGGTGCCGCAGGTCAAAGTGGAACAGCCTACCCTGGTGGAAATTACGGTGGTGCTGGCGTTTCTTATTTTGGTTCTACCTATGGCGGTGGCGGTGGAGGAGCAAGTGTAAGCGGTGGTAGCCCAACAACTGCTGGTGCAGGAGGCTCTGGTGGGGGCGGAAGAAGCGCTTATCAAGTAAACTCAATTACTCTTTACGAAGCTGTTGCGGGAACTACCAACACTGGCGGTGGCGGTGGCGGTGGCGGCTATCACATCTTTCAAGCCAATGGTGCGGATGGATATAAAATTGGCGCTTATGGAGCAAATGGTGGTTCTGGAATCGTTATTGTTCGTTACACACGCTCACAGGTAGGTGGATAATGGCGCACTGGGCAAAGATAGAAAACGGTATTGTTACACAAGTACTCGTTGGTGATAACAATGACCCAGCGGGTGATGAGGGCTACCAGTGGCTAGTAGATAATCTTGGCGGTACTTGGGTTAAAACCTCATATAACACACATGCTGGGGTTCACTATGGCCCAGATGGAACCCCTGACGGTGGAGTTGCTCTACGTAAAAACTATGCAAGAGTAGGCCATACCTACGACGAGACATTGGACGCGTTTATTCCACCAAAACCAGAGTCCGTTTTTTCTAAGAAGACTGGTGTAGAGGTAGAGTACAAAGAGCCCGAAGTAACATTTTATGTAGACCCTGATACTGGGCTTTGGATGACTAAGTTTACCAATAAGTAGTAGGGATAGCACCTACCGTTTGACACACTTAGTATAGGCATGTGCTAAGGTTAAGGCATCTAATTAAGGAGCCTTATATGGAGATTATCTTTACGGACGTACATAACCCTGATGGCGTATTAGAAAAGCCAAAACCCGCGATTGAGTACATCCCTCAATGGTATAAAGATGCTAAGGCTTATCTAGATATTAGCGGTAAAAAAGCCCCACCAATAGAGCCAATACCTGGAGCAACTATTAAACGCTGCATGCCTGTATGGGACATGATGACTGCTGGCTATATCATGGAGACTCCATACGATATATACATCCGACAAACTCAAGATGGTCCATACTTTCAATGGGGTGCAAACGAAGCAATTATATTTCAATCTATGGACCAGTTCCAAAATCACCCTTACTCAAAAGATATTAACTACGCAGTAAGAATTAACATTCCATGGTCAATCAAAACCCCTAAAGGCTGGTCTATTATGATAATGGAGCCACAACATCATGAGCCAGGCCCTATTACCTGCGCCAGTGGAATTGTAGACTCTGATGATTTCTCTATCCCATTTAATATGTTCCTTAAACTTCGTGACCCTAATTTTGAGGGCATGATTCCTGCGGGAACTCCTTTCCTACAGATTATTCCTTTTAAGAGAGAGTCTTGGACCTCATCACTGGGTGGGGATAAGGAGCGCAAAAAGTACGAATCTGATTATAAAAAGTTTCTGCGGGTCTTCTTTGACAGATATAAGAAGTTCTGGTGGAATAAGAAGGAATACAAGTAGCAGTTTCGCCCTCGTAAGCGCGGGCTTTAGGGGATAATAAAAGCACCTTCCCCTAAGCCCAGTGAGGTTTCATGTCTCAGATTAAGTACTACGACACTGGCTCCAGTCAATGGATTGCAGCGATCGTAGGCGCGCAGGGCGCTCAAGGCACTCAGGGTGTTCAGGGACTTGGCTATGCTCAATTGCAGGGTGTACAGGGCATTCAGGGCGTTACTGGAGCACAAGGAACCACAGGCCTACAAGGTATAACTGGCTCTCAAGGTACGCAGGGCTTACAAGGCCTACAAGGTATTCAGGGAACAACTGGTATTCAGGGCTCACTTGGTACGCAGGGAACAACTGGAGCGCAAGGCTCTCAAGGCACAACTGGTATCCAAGGCCTTACTGGTTTCCAGGGCGTACAAGGTCTACAGGGTATTCAGGGCTTTCAAGGAACTACAGGTATTCAAGGTAACCTTGGTGTACAGGGTATTCAAGGCTCTTACGCTTTTGACCCAACAGTTAGCTTCTTAATGCTAGGTGGGATGTAACTAAGCGCGGTTGTAGTCATCCTCTAAGCGCACGATGTCATCTTCGCCTAGATAGTCACCAAGCTGTACCTCAATAAATACTAGATCCGACTCACCAAGATTCTGAATGCGGTGTGGGTCGCCCTTATCAATGTAAACAGCATCGCCAGTCTTAATGGCAGTCTCTTCACCTTCTAGAGTAATAAGGCCATGGCCTTCAACAATAGTCCAGTACTCAACTCGCTGTTCGTGAGTCTGATACGAAAGTCGTTGAGCAGGCTTAACAACAATACGTTTTACCTTATATGAACCATCTTCTGCTAGTACCTCGTAGGTACCCCAAGGGCGCTTTTCCATAGCGCAAGAATAGCAGAGATAAATGTAGTTACGCCATGTATGTACTAACCCGTGTTGTACACTTCAGGTATGAATTTGGTGCAACGTTCGGTGCAAAACGGCGGCAAATTAGCCCCACTTATTATTGAAAAGGGTTTGACCGAGGGCACCGGGTTGATGAACCCCTCCATATTTATAGATGATGACGGAGATATCCTCTGTATTTTGCGCCACGTCAACTACACCCTTTACCACTCTGAGCATATGCAGAAGTTTCCTTCTAACTGGGGGCCGCTCTCCTATCTGCATCCAGAAAAAGACCAGCGTCTAGTAACAATTAACTACCTTTGCCGCCTAGATAAAGACTTAAATGTTACCGACTACTGCCGCATAGATACCTCTGATCTAGATGTACCCGCAGTCTGGGAGTTCGTTGGTCAAGAGGATGCGCGCTTAGTCCAGTGGGAGGGTGACTATTACGCTATTGGTGTTCGCCGTGATACTAAAGAAAATGGCGAAGGTCGCATGGAGTACTCCAAGTTAAAAATTGATAAGAAGAATTGGAGCGCTAAAGAGATTAAGCGCGTTCGCATACCGGCCCCAGGTAAAGATGATTCGTACTGTGAGAAGAACTGGTATCCAATCCTAGATAAGCCTTATCATTTTGTTAAGTGGACTAGCCCAGCAGAGATTGTAAAGGCTGACCCTAAGAAGCCTAAGACTGAGGCTGCTATACAAAAGACTAAGCGCGTGCCGCTATCTGATCAGCGTGGGGGCTCTCACCTAGTTACCTATGGAGATGTATACCTATCAGTAACCCATGAGGTGGGGCTATTTAAGAATTACCTTAGCCAGAAGGACGGCTTCTACCGCCATCGACTGATTGTCTGGGATAAAGAGTTTAATATCATTGGGGTATCTCCAGAAGAGTTCTCTTTCTTAGACGCGCGTATTGAGTTTGCTGCTGGCGCCGCTGTATTAGGTAAAGACTTACTGATCTCATTTGGCTTTCAAGATAACTGCGCTTTTGTTCTGCGCGTGCCAGAATCTGTTGTAGAAGAGATGATCGAGGAGGCTAAGAACAGTGGACTCTATTAAGGCTTTAATTGAGAAGGCCTCCTATCAGCCATTTAATCCAGAGACAAACTTTTGGATTGGTGAAGAGTACCTAAAGATAGATCAGACAGCATCGGCTGTATCTTTCTATCTACGCGCTGCTGAATACGGGCACGAGACCCACCCCAACATTGTTTACACATCTTTGTTAAGAATCGCCCTCTGTTTTGATAAACAGCAAGGACGCGGGCATAGCAGCGCTACTTCTATTCTTCAAGCCATCTCTTATCTACCTAACAGACCAGAGGCTTACTTTTATCTCTCACGATATAACGAGCGCATCGGTAACTGGCAAGAGGCCTATACTTTTGCAGAGATTGGGCTTACTCATGCTGGCCGACAAGAACCACTGCCTGTAGATGTTGAATACCCAGGAGAGTATGCCTTGCTCTTTGAGAAAGCCGTAAGCGGTTGGTGGCTTGGGCGCAAAGATGAAAGCAAAGATATCTTTACTGATCTACTAGAAAACCATCCTATCTCTGATGCTTATAGAAAAGGCATCGAGGGTAATCTCAAGCATGTATAAGGAGAAAGCATGATCCCGCACGCAGTTCACCATAAGCCAGTAGAGATAAGCAGCAGGGTCTTCTTTGACATCGGCGCTAATAAAGGAGAGGCTACTTGGGCGGCTCTTTTCCTCAAGGGCTTTACTAATGTAATCGCGCTAGAGCCAGCGCCTAAAGTATTTTATCAACTAGTCTTTAACTACAAAGATGACCCTAGAGTAATTCCATATCGTTTAGCGGCATCCGGCACTACTGGTGATGTAGTTGACTTTTATGAGTGCGTTGAGGATGGGTTATCTACTCTTAATGAAGAGTGGCTCACCGGAGACTCTTACAGATATAAGGGAAAGAAGTACGAGACTATCAAGGCAACCACAGTAAAGCTTGACGACCTTATCTATGAGTACGGCACCCCTGAGTTAATTAAAATCGATGTTGAGGGCGGAGAAGATCTAGTCTTTGCAGGCTATACAGGCAAAGCCCCCAAGCTATGTTTTGAGTGGACATTAGAGGATGTGCCTAAGCACATTAAGCAGTTAGAGCGCCTAAGCATGGTCAACGGCTACACAGAGTTTGCGCTTCAATACATTGAGCATCACCTTGATGAGCCTACAGAATATCGTCCAATTACTACGGCTAGAGACCTACCTAAGTGGATCGAAGAAACCGCGCCTGCGTGGGAAAATGGGGGCTGGAAGGCGGCTGGACTGCGATCATCAGCAGATGTAGGAATGATTTGGGTACGTTAGTTTAGCCATACAAACGGGGTGCTAATAGGGATAATTTCTTTATAACCTTTAAAGGAGTCCCATGGCAACCGCTTATAAAGTCTTGGCTCAAGCCAATCCCGCAGCTACAACAGAGACAACCCTTTACTCGCCAAGTGGCTCAGCCGCTGCCGTAGTATCTACCCTAACTATCTGTAACCAGGCTAACTCCCCAGCCACTTACCGTATTGCCGTGTGGCCAAATGGAACATCCTCTTCAGTTGCTAAGAGCTGGATTGTTTACGGAGCAACAGTAAACGCCAACGATACAACCGCGCTCACTCTTGGACTTACCCTAGAAAACGGAGCAACCCTCCGCGTCTACGCCTCTTCAGCTAACTTGTCCTTCAATGCGTTTGGAAGCGAAATCTCCTAGTGAGTATCTCTACAGCTAATACTTCTGCAGCGAGTGTCTTTAGATATCGCTATGTAGCCACGGGCGGAGAGACCTCTGTCTCTGGCGTGGACGCTAATGGTGCAACTATCTCTTACCTTGTAGGTAAAGAGCAGGTTTACTATAACGGCGCCCTTTTAGTCCGTGGTCAAGACTACACAGCCACTGATGGCGCAACTATTGGCTCTCTAGCCGCCCTTAAAGCGGGAGATACCCTAGAGCTAATTACCTTCTCCGCCTTTAACTTGGCGACTATCTCTGGCGCAACGATCACCGCATCAACTATTACCTATGCCATTAACGCCCAAACATCTTCATATACAGCCGTCCTAAATGACGGAGGCGCGGTTGTAACTATGACAAGCGCCAGCGCTAATACTTTTTCAATTCCCACCAATAGTTCAGTGGGATTTCCTGTGGGTTCTTCCATTACTATTATCCAAGCGGGAACTGGACAGACAACCATTCAGGCGGTCACATCCGGAACCACAACTGTAGCTTCAACTGCAGCTACTGCAAGCGCGCCTAAACTACGCGCCCAGTACTCAACAGCTACAGTATTAAAGATAGCAACAGACACCTGGTATGTCTTTGGAGACATCCTCTAGTGGAGGTAAGTAGATGACATCAGCTCGTTCCGAGGCAGCCTTAATTGACGCCTTAACTACTAAAGGCGACCTCATTGCCGCCTCTGCTGCGCAGACCCCAGTCACTGTTGGCGTAGGAACTAACGGACAGGTATTAACCGCTAACTCCGCTAACACGTCTGGTCTTGGCTGGACAACTATCTCAACTGTCCCTTATACCTCGTCTTCTGTATCTAGCAATATTACAGCGGTAGCGTTTTACAACTACTTTGCTGATACTTCTGCTGCTAGAACAATTACCCTTCCTGCATCCCCAAATATCGGAGATGAAATTCGCATTGACGATGCCACAGGAAGCGCGGCAACCAATAACATCACTGTTGCCTCAAACGGTAATAAAATTCAAGGTTCCGTACAGAACCTCATTATTGACGTTAACTACGGTCTTGCAACTCTTATTTACACAGGCAGCACTTACGGATGGAAGGTCGCATAAATGGCAATTAATCTATCAACTCTTGGTGGTTCTAAGACTCGTTACCAACTCACTCTTACTTCTGGAACTTCGTACACAGTTCCCTCTGGAGTTACTTCTCTTAACGTTACTCTGTATGGTGGCGGTGGTGGTGGCGGTGGTGGTTATTTTGGTTGGGGTACATCTGGTCAAGGTTTGCCAGGACAAGTTATATCTTCTATTGTTTCTACCAGTGGTGGAGCAAGTATTGGCTATTCAATCGGCGGTGGTGGTAGTGGAAGCGCTGGTGGTGCTGCTGTTTCTACAGGTGGTGCTGGAGGAACTACAACCTTTACTGGTGCAACAAGTGCAACAGGCGGTAATGGAGGCTCAGGCGGAACTACTGCTAATGGTTCAACAGGAACACAAGCGGGAACCCAAAACAATGGCGGAGGTGGGTCTAGTAATAACAATAGTGGCAACCAAAGTGGTGGCGCTGGTGGTTCTGGAAAAATTGATATTGAGTACTGGGCATAAGGAGATATAAATGACATTACGTCCTGAAGACCGCAAGTTTGCGGTTATTGAAGATAACAAGGTAGTCAATATCATTGTTGGCGTAGAAGATGAAGTAGTTGCTGCCAACCCTGGCAAGTATGTTGAATACACTAATGGCTGGGTGTGCCCTGCTGGTGTAGATGACTCTGCATTCTTCCCTAAGCCAGTAGACGCGTCAGCAGAACCAACAGCTTAAGGTCTTATCTATAGGAGTGTAAATTGAGTATTCGTCACGCTAGTGAAGAGGGCTTCAGTTTTCCTCCTGGAAGTAAGCTTGAGCGCGGTAGTTCTATATCGCGCCCAGAGTTTAAGATTAAAGATGTACCAGATGCGCCTAGTGCGCCTTCTGCTACAGATGTAGGCACTGGCCGCGCGCTTAATAATGGCGCGGCTACAGTCTCATTTACCCCAGCAGTTACAGGGGGCGCAGCCACTTCTTACACAGTTACCTCTAGCCCTGGATCATTTACGGGCACTGGCGCCTCTTCTCCTGTTACCGTTACAGGGTTACAAAGCGCGACTTCATATACATTCTCTGTAAGCGCGGCTAATACAACTGGTACATCTTCTTCATCTGGCGCCAGTGGATCTATTACTGCAACTACTGTCCCAGGCGCGCCTACAGTAGGTACTCCAACAGTACCAACAGGCCAAGCATATGGAGCTAACGCTAACGTATCTGTCCCATTTACCGCACCCACTGCTTCGGGCGGTAAAGCTATTACCTCTTATACAGTAACCTCATCAAGCGGTAATACTGGATCTGGGTCTTCATCTCCTATTGCTGTGTCTGATGTGGTAGGAACTGCCCGTACCTACACAGTCACTGCTACTAACGCTAATGGCACAGGCTCAGCGTCGTCTGCTTCAGCATCAACCACTCCGCTCTCTGTTCCACAAGCGCCTACTATTGGAACTCCCACTGTAGCCACTGGACAAGCCTATACAGGGTCTGCATCTGTATCTGTACCGTTTACTGCGGGTGCAACAGGTGGCTCCTCTATTTCTTCTTACACTGTTACCTCATCAAGTGGCAATACTGCATCTGGAGCATCTAGCCCAATATCAATTTCAGATACAGTAGGAACTGCTCGTACTTATACAGTAACAGCAACAAACGCTAATGGAACTTCAACAGCCTCTTCTGCTTCGGCTTCTACTACCCCATCCTCAGTTCCACAGGCGCCAACTATTGGAACTGCTACGGCGGGTAACGCAAGTGCAACAGTGACTTACACAGCAAATGCTAATGGTGGAGCAGCAGTAACTACATACACCGCAACATCTTCTCCAGGAGGATTGACTGGAACAGGCGCAAGTCCTATTACTGTTTCAGGTCTTTCTAATGGAACTTCTTATACATTTACCGTAACAGCAACTAACTCAAATGGAACCTCAGCCGCGTCTTCTGCAAGTAATTCTGTCACCCCTATTCAACCAGCGTATGTTGGTGAATTAAAATCATCAAATGCTGGGTACGGAATTTACTCGTACCTTGACGCAAGTAACAATGGGTATTTTGTTACTATAAATAGCGGTCTTACTGGGGGTTATGGAGGCGTATTTTACAACGTTTCTCCTACTGGAGCGGTAAACTCAGCGGTTCAATGGACAGCATCTAGTGGAATTCAACTTGCTTCTGCAACAGTTGATTCTTCAGGAAATATTTGGATAGTTGGTAGTGAAGGTAGTTACCCTGCTCTATGGAAATTAAATTCAAGCGGTTCCCTTTTATTTAGTAAAACATGGACTGCAGGAGTTACAAGTCAAGCAAACGGTATTACCGTAGACTCTTCTGGAAACTTTTATGTGGCGTTTATTTCTGGTGCTATTGCAAAATACAACTCTTCAGGAACAAGGCAGTGGGCTACTAAAAAAAATACAGGCTCTACTGTAAGTTTTAACTCAGTTGCTATTGATAGCAGTGGAAACGTTTGGGGGTATGGTAACGTCACTGGAGCAAATAACTACTCATTTTTAGCAGAGTTTAACTCTAGCGGAACCTTGCAACAACAAACTGTATACAACACTAGTAATGGAAGTTCAATTGGCTATAGCATTGTATACGACTCAGCAAGTAGTTCGTTCTACGCCGTAGCAATGGCAACTGATACTAACAATTTAATAGTTGCTGCAACTATAAAGTTTGACTCCTCAGGAAACATTTCTTGGCAAAGATTTGGAAGTGAAGGTTCTTCTCGTCCTGGACAAGGATACAATCAAGTGTTTTTTGATGGAACTTACGTCTATTCTGGTTTTTACACTGGCACTTCTACTGGTAACTTAGCAAAATATAACTCTTCTGGAACTTTGCAATATGCAAAAGACGTTTACGGTAATTCTGGCCCTGGTGGATACGTCACTGGACCATTTGCAAGAGGTAACTACCTTGCGCTTACTGGTCAAGTATATTCTTCTTCTGCAGGAGGGCCTAATACATTCTTTGCATCTATTCCAGCGGACGGCTCTAAATCAGTAAGCACGTCTACTAATTTAAACACTACTTTTAGAATACAACCTGCTACTGGCTTTACTGATGCTGCGGGAACATTTGGTGCCAATAATAACGTTTCAGGAGTAACCACTCCTACATGGACAACTGTTACCCCAACAGAATCAACAACTACCGCTACTTTTGCTTCATCTACACTTACCTATGGCTATACATCTGTGTAATAATGGCAAACTACAGAACGGTTTATAAGGACTTCTTTTTCTACTTTTTTAAGTAAATCCTTTATTATCCCTATAGATAGGGGAGAATAGTACCTATGAGTAGAGCGTATACCCCTGGTGGCAGATTTACATCTGACTTTGAGCGCGGCTCTATCTCTACAGGTATTACTAATGACCTTACTAATCCTGTAGGAACCCACGCTCAATGGTGGCTTTATAACCCAACTGATACCGCCGTAGACCCTATCTATGATGTGGGCGACTCTTACTACAACGGCTCAGGCGGCAAGATGTGGACCGGCCCTTACCAGATCCAGGTTATTCGGGCGATCATCAAGCAAGGCGATACCAAGATTAGCCAGCAGGGTTTCTACAACGCTGACTACCTCCACCTAACCATTAACGCGCTAGATATTGAGAAGATAGCGCCAGGAACTATGGCTAACCCAGACTCCCGCGACCGCGATCGTATTGTCTGGAAAGGCGAAGTATTCCGCCCCTATAAGTCCCAACAAGAAGGTATTATTAGTGAGGACTTCATCCTTCTAACTGTTGACCTAGTTCAGGTTCAACCAGAAGAAATGCAGAACGACGTTCAATTTTCTCAGTACGCTAACTAAGGAGCCACATGGCACTCACACACTCGGTTGTTACGCTTAATGCCTCAACCGCAACCCTACTTAACAATGACCCTGCGGTTACTGTTGGCCCAGAAGTTCGTAACACCTGGCAGTATGGAAGCATCTCTATTCAGAACACAGACGCATCTATTGTTGTCTATGTAGGCGCATCTAACGTTACTTCTACCTCT